CTTAGAGATTTACGTCAATAGACCCCGGGGTTACCCCCTTTCCCTATTGACGCGGAGCGCCTAGATACGCGTTTGAAAATATTACCACCCCGCACTCTTTCGAGAGGAGCAGTGTTGTAGATATATGATAACCGTATCGAGATACAGTTAGTCGTCCTGGAATAAGTTTTCATCTTTAAATAGGTGATACTATCTTTCAAGGACTTAGGCAAAACACAACTGGAAGGGAGTATACTCCCACCTACTTTGGGCTATCCAAGAGCCGGCATACCTAATCAGTCTAAAGTTTTAACATTGTTGGGCTCACGTTTATTTTAGTGATACCCAGTTAAAACCGTTTAACCGCTGTATGATCACCCCTTGACTTCCACGTTCGTGTACTAAGATTATTCGTCTTAATAACCCTGCGTAGCGTTTATGTGATCTGGTTGGGCTTTAATCCCTCAACTAGTTACTCGGCAAAGATTGAGTCTAGTACGCCAGTGCTCTAAGGAGCCTTAAATTCCAGATAGGTTTCTTCTAACTTTCCGCCAAGAACGCCATCGACGAAGCCACTCTCCTCCTCTGACAAAGTCAGTAGGACGAGGTGCCTCTCGCCGGATAGTAAGATCAGGAGCTAACCCAAGACCCTCTATCTCTTTCTCTAGAGTTTCAATTCTAGTTACTAAAACAGCTAACCGATCTAATGAAAGATCAGCTTCTATTAAGGAAGTTAAGTCTGTTTCAAGTCCTCGTAGTTCACTATGTAGGTCAAAGAAAGAATCTCGATAGCAAAATTCTATCATACCCATCAAGGATCTAATTTGATCCTGAGATAAGGTTCCCGGGTCCCGTACCATCCAGATTGCATCCGGATTAGTACGTACCGCCCGAGGCCATAATGACCCTGAATACTTAGGGTCCCCAACCCATAAGAACTTAGGCAATTGCCATGGTTCATATGAGGAGGTTCCATAATGAGCCCTAGTTCTATCAACCTCAACTAACTTAGTTAAGGCCTTCGCTCGAGGTAATAAATCTGTTACTCTCTGACGAATTGACGCGGCAAGATCTTTAACCCAGATATCATCTGGATACTTAAAGTCTTCACCACCAGAGGCCATCCATTTAGGGATGTCTCCTTCGAACCCAGGTCCTCCAGGTCCGTAGTAACTAACTACGTAACCTTGAAGGCGACGAGGCAACGCTGACCATGATTGGTTAATCCGTGATACGGATCGGTAACCGAATCCCAAGAGAGCTAAACCTTGAGATAAGGTTAGTTGGTACTTCCGTACCAATTCCAACCACGCGGGCAATGAACCCGCAGCAGAGAGGACTTCGAGAAGAGCTAGCGGTCCTACAGAGAAACCTCCGTAGTAGACACGTTTAGCAAACTCAAGGACCCCCCGTCCTGAAGAATCATGAACAGATTTAGAGAGTTGGATTCCAACTCCTAAACCCGCCATAATTTTCAGGTAGGTATCGGCTACAAGCCGGTCAGCTATAACTATGTCATCTCCTAAGAGAGCATAGTCCTCAAACCAGTCATCACCAGCTACTCGCCCAGACAAAGCTGCTGCCATCTGCACTATAGCATGATGGGTCATAGCAAGCATTGCCCAAGATGTTAAAGCACCCATAGGTTGCCCAACTGCGTAACGTACAAATCGATCACCCTCGAAGTCAGGGCCTAAGGCCCTCGAAGGTAATACGTAGTCACGTCCCACCATCAAACTCATCCAGAGGTTAGCTCCATGAGCGGTAATCAACCGACTCAGAAGCGTCCCTTGAATAAGTAGTGGTAATCGATCCGTGGCAGAGCTAAGATCCAAAGACCAAAAGCATCTGTGCCCTTTAGACTGTAAAAGTTTAATCGGAGCAAGTTGATCGAATGTTCCATCTTGAGGGATTACCTTCAAGATATCGAACAGGTAATCATGCAATGGCTTCATTGCCCATTGCGTGAAACAGTCTACCATAGCAAACACACGGATTTTACCCGCAGGTTCATCTTTTAAACCTAGTTTCCCAATATCAGTAGGCACATTACATGCCTCCTCCGTTAATAACGAAGGCGCTACTTTACTAAATTCCTCCAACCAATTGAGGAACCTAGTATTTCGGGTCATCTGTAACCAATCTCGAAAGAAAGGCCAAAGATCTGATCTGGACCAAGCTATAGCTGTACGAATTATGCCAAATGGCGACGTAGACAGATATAAATCATTCGTTGGTGTTGACCGCGGAATGAGAAAAGGCGAAACACGAAATCTGGATAGAAGAGTAAGGGGAGATTTTAAATCATCCTCATCTACTGCTTGTAATTTAACAAGTTTTCTCCAGAACTGACTAGAAAATCTAGACCAGTCTGGCAAGAAACCGGAAAGGTTCTTACCAGGATCGGTGATAGAAGAAAAAGATAACTTTCCTGGAAACTCGATTACTCTATAAATAGAGAAAAGAGTAAACCAGTATCGTATGATAAGGATATCCCCAGAGGCAATCCGTCTTCGATGAAGAACGGGTATGATCGTAGGAAGTCCCAACATCCCCCTTTTGACTCTAGGAGTCGAAGGGAAGGAATCTAAGTCTCTTGCTATGGATTGAGCCAATGAGGTATTCAAGGCTTTCAGAGTTATTACTAACCCTTTAAGACCTTGACATCGACCCAGGGATGAGCACCAAGACATGTAACGGATAGCCGGTTTTACAAAACCAAGACGCATATATCCTAACCGTCCACGAACCTGAGCAATCAGGAACGTAAGGAACGGCCGACCTTGATTTCTCAAGATCATGGCACCAACAGCTGCTAATATATTCTCAAGTTGCGAACATATAAATAATTTTATTGTCACGCGTTGGAATTTATTATCATCATTGGACTCGGTTTCCTCTTGCGAGGGCCGCAGCCACCTTATTCAAGGAGACGGATGTTTCGTCTGAGGCTTCAAACTAACTATCCACCAGAAGTGTCGACATTTGCCACACCCACCTAAATCACCTATTACAGTGACCCGGAGGGACAAATTCAGTATCGACAGGACCCCGCCCTTAGGCAGCCTATCATACTAAACCCCACCCACTTAAGAGTGAACCTTAGCACTTAGTACTACCGTATAGGCATTTCGTAATCGGAATACCGACCCTATCCTACTCTACTTCTTTAGGAATTAGAGAGACCTCACGTCTTAAACACTTTGTATGGTCCAAATCAACCATCGAGAGTTAGGGTGTGAGCCTTTCCCAATGTTGCCCGCAACGGGCATTGACATTACATACTCAGATATTTTAAAACGGAATAATTACCGTAGGAGAACCTAGATCCGCGATGCTGAACTAACAGCTACGCTTCTCAGAGTCCTTTCTTAGGATTTTAAGAAGTTAGAGTGCAATGCACT